TGTTGTCCAGTGACCGTTGCGCATTGACCGGCACCAACACCGATCATATTATTACAACATCCAGTGGTGTTGGAGAGTCCTGCATAAGCACCTAAGAAGTTATTATGAGTTCCACTGGTGTTGTTGTATCCTGCACTCCTACCAAAAAAGTTATTCCGACTTCCGGTGGTGTTGCATCTTCCTGCACATTGACCTAAGAAGTTATTATAAGATCCAGTGGTGTTGAGGAATCCTGTATAATTACCTAAGAAGTTATTAGAAGTTCCAGTGGTGTTGAATCTTCCTGCACTCAGACCTAAGAAGTTATTATTATTTCCAGTGGTGTTGGAGAATCCTGCACATTGACCTAAGAAGTTATTATAAGATCCAGTGGTGTTGCGTTCCCCTGCCTTAAAACCTAAGAAGTTATTATAATTTCCAGTGGTGTTGGATCTTCCTGCACTAGAACCTAAGAAGTTATTATAACATCCATCAGTAATACTATTACCAGCATTACATCCCATAAAGATGTTAAAGCAGGCAGATCCTGTTGAAGGATCATACCCACCACCAGTCGTGGAATCACCGGCAAATATATTTCCGTCTGCGTCTTGTCTAAGTTCTTTTGCAAATGAACTAATACCAGCAAATGATGTTGCTGTTATAGTGCCAGCAAATGTGGCATTACCATCAGGAAGAATAGTAACACCAATTCCAGATGGTCCAGTGGAGTAACCAACATTTAATCCACTTCTGGCAGTTACAAAACCAACAGTATCTACACTTGATACATCTTCATATGTCAGTGTTCCACCGATGGTGACATTACCACTGAATGTAGCAGTCCCACCAACAATGTTCTCGGTGTATATTGTAGTAACACCGATTGATTCAGCACCAGTAATGATACCAAGTGTTGAAACACCAGTAACAACTAATGATTCTGCTACAACATTTGCCGTGTAGGCAAGACCAGTAATTGTGACCTCACCTTGAGAACCACTTAGAGAAATATTAGCTCCAGCAATAAGAGAGGTAACAATACCCGTTAGGTTATTACCATTCCCATAATAAGTTGCACCTGTAACAACACCTAAAGTTGTAATACCAGAGACAATAAGTGAGTTTGCACTTACCGTATTGAGTGTCGTAATACCACTAACAACTATTGAGTCTGTTAAAACATTTGCAGTATTGGCAATACTGGTGATTGTAACATTACCAATCGATTGGTCAATTGTTATATATGGACCAGCAGTAATAGTTGTTACAATACCGGTAAGTTCAGTACCACGACCATAGTATGTCGTAATACCAACAGATGCACCAACAGTTGCACCTACTCCTGATGAGGTAATCTTAAAGTCGGCAAAGGATGAGATACCTACATCAACATTTAGTTGTGTGACAGAAGCAATACCACCGATTACATTCGTTGCAGTAGTGGAAAATCCGACACTTATACCTCCAGGAGAGGCTAAGTTAAATGCTGTGGTCGCAAATGATGCTGTTGAGGCAGTACCAATCAGATTACCATAGACAGTGACGGCAGCACCAGCAGATGTATTAGTGATGATACCGGCATTGATTTCAACAACACCTAAAGTAGAAATACCAGTATTATTAACACTTAAGGAAGTAACAGAAGCAATACCACCGATTACATTCGTTGCAATAGTGGCAAATCCGACACTTATACCTCCAGGAGAGGCTAAGTTAAATGCTGTGGTCGCAAATGATGCTGTGGTCGCAAATGATGCTGTGGAAGCATTACCAATTAGGTCGCCATAAACAGTGACGGCAGCACCAGCAGTAGCGGTTATGATACCGGCATTGATTTCAACAACACCTAAAGTAGAAATACCAGTATTATTAACACTCAATTGTGTGACTGATGCTGCACCACCGACTACACTGGTCGATACACCAGCTTGCTCAACATAAGTCTGTTGTGAAACAGTAATTGTTGCAATACCACCATTATTTCCACCAGTGACAGTAACATCTAGTCCTCTAAAGTCTAGACCAGAATAAGTGGTTCCTAAACCTACTTGGCCACCTTCATCAAATATAAGAATACCCTCAACAGCTCCCGCGGGTGCAGAAGCTACCCATTGTGGAGGATTATTTGGTCCTCTTGATGCGAGAATAAGATTGGTGCTTCCACTCTCAAATGCTGAAGTAATACCTGGTTGTGCCTGATATAATAACTGACCTGTCGCTCCGCCGTAGATATTAGTTGCGTTCGTTGCACTCGTAATACCTGTCAGTCCAGTACCAGCACCAGTAAATGTGGTTGCAGTAAGAGCACCAGATACAAAGGTATCAACTAAATTAGAAGGACCATTGACAGTGAATGCCGTACCAACTGTAGCAACACCAGTAATATTAAGATCTTTAGCTACAATTTCATCAAATACTACATCATCTTTTACATATAAATCTCCACCAACATATAAGTCACTTCCAAAAGTTCCTACACCAACGAATGTAGAGACTCCAGATACATATAAATCTTCTGAAATATTAACCGAACCTACTACATCTACTGCATTCTCTGAGGTAGATGTATTGACTCCAAGACGACCAATTACCTCCAGTGAAGTTTTGCCATCACTAAAAGAAGATATACCTACTTTAAGGTCCTTAAAATCTTTACTGGTGTACTTTGTCATCGTTATTACTGATTAAGTGTCTCTAAGATAGATGAAATAAATTTCACGTCAGTATTGCTACTTGAAGATATAACAAGAGAATCTCCAGTTTCAAGAACAAGTTTACCTCCAAGGAGATTAGCAGCATCATTTGCTGGTACCGGGAAACCCTTTAAAATTTCAGTAGTTACCGCAATACCTGCATTAGTAGTTCTTTCGTGAGAAAAATTAATAGTTTGTGTATTACTACCAATGTTGGCGGTTTGTGCTAAAAGGACAATAGCACTATAACCAGTAGGTGCCGTATAGATACCTACCGTATTGAGTCCGACAACCCCTGTGATTGTCTGATAATTATTGAGGGCTAATGCCATTTTATGAATCTCCTCCTAATGCGAGAATGTAAGGTGTAATGTTGGCAAAGAGACTTCTCTTGTAAGCATTACCAGTAATAGATCCTTCTAGTTGGTTAATGATAACTCCTTTACCAATCTTGAAGTTACCTGCTTGATCGGTAGAAGTAAAGACAACCAAACCTCCATTTTTATCTACAATTTCATTCTCTGGAATTGCTATACCACCTCTTTGTGGAAGTGCAGTAAGTGCAGTATTACCAGAACCAATATATTCAAATGCCTGAGATGAAGCAAGTACTCTACTTTGTTTGAAGAATGGAACTGTTGTTCCTACACCAACCGCATAAGGTACATTTTCAGTGAATGTTACAGTAGTGATACCTCCAACAACTGGAGTTGCACTACTGACCACATAGTATGTAGGCAAGACATCAGGAGCGCCTGTAGCAGACCCAGTGAAGGATACCGTAGGTGTTCCTGTATAACCCCTACCATTAGAAATCATATCTACAGAAGTCACAGAACCATCAGTCAGTTGTGCAACACCTGTTGCCTTGATACCCCATGATTCCGAAGGATCGGAGAATGTAACAGTTGGTGGTGTTGTATAACCAGAACCACCACTTGTAATAATAACACCTTTAATAGAGTTATAAATCGAATCAAAATATACAATCTGACCATCGTAAGGTAATGATGTAAATGTTTCTACTTGACCACCAGAATGATAAAGTGATGGATATGTAGAGACACCAACATAAGAAGTAAATTCAGTTGGTGATGTAACACTATTTACGGCAAAGATATTACCAAATGACCCATTGGGGAATGATGAGATTGTACTGATTGCAACCTGACCACCATCAATATAACTGTGTGCAATTGTCGAAGGTCCAACATTAACAGTAATATTTGTTGCCCCTACACTGATAACATCAAACACATGATTAGGTACTCCATTATTATCACCAGATGCAGGTGGGAAGAATGCGGTTGAAGGACCACCACCAGAGTCACATCTGAATACCAAATCAGTCATTGTAACACTGATACCAGCAACAACATTATGTTCTACATCAGTAGAAATTGTCATAACACCTGTGATGTTATTATATGTTGCAGTAGTAATACCATAATAAGGTGTATTAGTAGTCGTTCCACCTTCTACATATTCGTGAACAATAGTTGAAATACCAACATTTACAACAAACTGATTATCATCAGGAATTTCCTGAACACTAAATCTCGAAGTAGTTGCTCCATTACCATCACCAGCTGCAGGTGGGAAGAACGCTGTAGAGAATCCACCACCAGAATTACATCTGAATACCAAGTTGTTAAGATTGACTGCCGTTTTATAATTCAGATTATGGTCTGAATTAGTGGTAACAGTCATTATACCGGTTGATGCAGTATAAGATGCTGTTGTGATACCAAACTGTGAAGGTCTCAGTGTTGATGTACCACCATCAACATAAGTGTGTACAATAGTAGAGATACCTACATCAACAACAAACTGATTGTTTGCGGGTATTTCTTCTACAATAAATCTACTCGTAGAAGGACCGTTACCATCACCACCCGCTGGTGGGAAGAATGCGGTTGAAGGACCACCACCAGAATTGCATTGGAAGACCAGTTGATTCAAATCAATTGCAGACCTTCTGTTGAAGTTATGTGCTGCACTAGTTGTAACAGTCATTATACCCGTAGATTGGGTATATGTTACTGCAGAAACACTAAATGGAACCTGTTGTGCGGTTGATACTTCTCTTACAACATCTTTAGAGTCACAAGAGAACTTCAGATTTCTCATGGAGACTGACATACCAACATTGAAATCGTGGTTGGTTGCCGTTGTAATTGTAGTCAGACCAGTTACATTATCGTATGTTGCATTTGTAACATTGACACTATCAACACCAATGTCAATTGGGAATACATTTGAACCCGCAGATGTAAATTCAGTAACAGTTCCAATAAAGTTTGTGGGACCAATACCATCTGCAACCAGACCCAATCTACCAAAGGAAGAGTTGGAGTTTGTTAGGTCACACTGACCACCGTTGATACAAACAATACTTTGGTCATTGTAGATAGTAAAGATTGAAACTAACTGAGCATAACCTTCATTAGAGATTGAAACACCAATACCACCCTGATTGAGTTGAGTATAGGAGTCAACATTCATTGCTCTGGTGTCACCAATGACATGTCTACCATCAATCTTCATACCAATACTGTTGGAGATGAAGTTTGTACAGTTTCTAATGTAAGGACCCTGTGTTACATAAGACGGTTTGTTGGGATTGAAGGAGATAATTGCTTTACCTTCATTCAATGTTCCAGTGAAGGACATATTCTCAATATAACTACCATTCGCAACATAAATCAAATCTTCATCAGGATTTTGTGGGATGATTGAGACTTCTCTCAAACTATCACCGAGAAGAGTGACCTGTTCTGGAAGAATGATTGGGTTATTTTCTGAATAATTACCAGCAGAAATTCTAACGACTGTACTTGCTTCTGCAATCGTAAGAGCAGAACCAACAGTTCTCTTTGCGGTAGAAAGGAGATAACCATCGTTCTCATCATTACCATCAGGAGTAACATAGATTTGGTTGGTAACAGATACCAGACCAACAACATTAGTCAGGTTTGAGCCATCACCATAGAAGGCTGTAGCACTTACAATACCGGTGTTACCATACATTGTAACTGCGGCACCGACAGATGCAATACCAGAGACATACAGACTGTCAGTTACAGTTAAGAAACCAACTGTGGATACTCCAGTTACTTCAAGGAATTGAGTAGTGGTAACACCAGCTACTTCAAGGAATTGAGTAGTGGTAACACCAGTAACACCAAGGTTACCTGCGACAATACCTACCTTCAGAGTTGCAATGGTAGAAACACCAGTGACAACCATATTGGCTGTAGTTGTGACCCCAGAAACACGAAGGTCATTATCTACAACTACATTACCACCAGTAAGTGTTGTAATACCAATAACTTCCAATGAAGTTGCAGAGGAGATGTAACCACTTTGTAAGTTTGTAGCAATACCTGCAAACTGTGCCCTACGAACATCTAATGATGTCTTAGGATCAATATAGATTGGATTTGAGGTTCCCTGTGCCAACAAGATATTACCTGTGACACCAACGGGAAGGAATATTGTGGTATCAGGTGCACTTTGAATAGGAATTCTACCAGCAGAACCACCCTCCAGATTTGTTGCGATACCCGCCTTATCGGTATATGTATCAATTGCCCCAAGATCTTTCCATATAGGTGCTCCAGTTCCGGTTGATACAAGAATTTGCTCGGAAGTACCAACCCCAGTAAATCCAGTATCGTTAAGAGCCGCCTGATACAGAACTGCACCACTTGCCCCACCCTTTACATCAGTTGCAAGACCAGCGTTTGTTGCATACTCAGCAAACGCCACAACGTTCGCAGAAATAGTGACTCTACCTTGACCAGATACCGGACTGATTAGAATACCATCACCAGCAACAATTGTTGTAACAATACCTGTTAGATTTACTCCATCACCAAAATAAGTTGCATTAGTGATAATACCGGCAGTGGTGATGCCAGTAAGAGATGAATTAAATAATGATGCACTATTGGTTGCGGTAAGAAACTTTGTAGTTAATCCCCCACCAACCAGGACATCGTTAGTTACCCCAATACCCAGTGCGGTAAGTATTCCAGTAACAGTAAAATTTCCACTTACCGTAGAAGGACCTACAATAATAGGACCACTGTTATTGAACCTATTGGTTATCTTGTCGGCCCTAAGTAAAGACATTATCTATAATGTTTTATCCGTTGTTTTTATTTATACCTGTACATATAAATATTTTTCAGGTATGATGATATATCATGAAAAAAGGTGAATTTTGTCCGTTAATTCAAAAGAAGTGTGTTGAAGAAAAGTGTGCCTGGTACACATGTGTAAGAGGAACAAATCCTAATACCGGTCAAGAAATTGATGAATGGAAATGTGCCATGTCTTGGATGCCTATGATGGCAGTAGAGATTGCACAAAAGTCAAATCAAACTGGAGCTGCTGTAGAAAGTTTCAGAAATGAAGTAGTAGAAGCAAATCATCAAAATCAACAACTTTATGCTCATGCCCTTCAACAGGGAATCAATGTTGCTCAAATAACACCCATTAACCCCCCTATGATAGGGGGTGAATAAGAATATTTAGTCCTTTTTACAAACAATCACATCAATATATTGGACTCTAAAGTCCATATTTGCAGAAGAAGAGCCCTCATTAGAGATACTGAGATTGTGTCTGTGATTAGAACTTATCCCACCCGTATTAAAACTATGGCTGTGATTACTATTGTTACTTCCGGTATTAAAACTGTGAGTGTGGGCTGCTCCTGATGAGTTAGTGTTTTGTTGTGAATAACTTACACTAGCTCTACCAACACCAATATCATCAACAGCTGATCTACCTCCATCCTGATATCCAGCTCTCTGCTTACCAACATTCTCTACAAACTGACCACTAGCACTACCAGAGTTCATAGGGTGGTTATGATTGGCACTTGCATTTCCAGTACTTCCACCATGAGTATGATTAGCATTTTGATTTCCAGTACTTCCACTATGAGTATGATTATTACTCTGGTCACTAACTGAACCATTATGATTATGTGCCGTGAGGGGAACACCTCTCACAGCAAATGCACTAGTAAAGGAATTGGTACCACCAGAACCACCACCAGAATCAGAAACAACACGCAATGTTTTGTTATTATCAGTAGTTAGTTTTGTCCAACCGGTTGGTGCAGAAGCCTGATAGAACAACATTTTTGTACCAGAAGGAATAAAATTTCCTACGGCATCATATAGTCTTCTAAATGCGTCAACACTTGGAGGTTGAACAGTAGAAGTACCTGTGGGTGGGTAAGTGTTATTGACAATAACCGCACCTTGAATTGCAGTTGTTGCAGAAGGAAGTCTTGCAGGAGAAATCGTACCTGTAGTAATCTTATCACCAGCAAGATTAGTAAGACCTGCACCATTACCAGTAAAGTTTCCTACGGTCAGTCGATTAGTTGATGGGTTGTAGATAAATTTACCAGAAACACTATCAATAAAAGGTCTTTGGTATCCAGCAGCTTGATTGGTACTGAACAATACCTGGTAATCTACATTAGAACCCGTTTCATCTACATTGATAAAGTTGGCCTGATTGGAAGTACCCGTAAAAGTAATAGCATCAACAGTGGTTGCACTAATATTTTGAACACTGAATGTTCTAGTAGATGGATTATATGTAAGTTGGTTTGAATCACTGTCAATATAAGGTCTCTGATAACCAGCAGCCTGATTAGTACTGAATAGTAATTGATAGTTTGTATTACTATTGATTTCATCTACATTGATAAAGTCTGCATTCAATGCAATACCAGTCAGATTACCAGTTACATCACCAACCAAATCACCAACAAGGTTTGAAACAGAGAATGTATTTGTTGATGGGTTATATGTCAGTTCATTACTTTGAGAATCAATATAAGGTCTTTGGAATCCACCACCTTGATTAGCACTGAATAATACTTGATGGTTGGTGTTCTGTGTATTGGTATCTACATTGATAAAGTTCGCATTTGTTGCAATACCAAAGAGATTACCAATGATATTTTCAACAGTAAGAGTTTCTGTAGATGGATTATATGTTAGATGACTACTATCAGTATCGATATACATCCTCTTATAATCAGTTGCACCCTGTTCACTAAAGATGACCTGATAATCAGTGTTAGTGTTTATCTTATCTACATTGATATTATCAGCACCAGTAGCAATACCAGATACATTACCTACAAATCTAGTACAAGATAGTACATTTGTAGAAGGAACATATGTTAGTTGATTAACATCCGAGTCAATTAAGTGCAGTGGGTAGTTTGAACCCAGACCTACATTGTTTACAAAAGAAACCTGATGCGTAGCACTACTACTTGTAGTCTGAACACTAACTCTATCCGCACCAGTAGAAACACCAATGAACGCTGTTTGGTCCTGTCTTACTGTAACAATACCAGCACTTACACTGTAATTATTACTCTTGATGTTATTGATTGTACCGATACCCGATACATAGATGTTCTCAAAATCTGCATAACCATCACTATCTAATCTTCTTCTAACTGTTGCAAAACCAACATCAATATCGGTACCATTATTCTGTAGATATATTGTTGCACCCATACCAGCAACGTTAGATGCCTGGTAGTAAAGTGTATTCGGTGCATTAAATGGAACTCTGATAGTCAGAATACCAACCTGAGTACCATTACCATCTACACCATTATTGTAGATATTATTCAAGTCTGCAGTAGGTGTAGTCTTAATATAGAATGGGAAACCACCAGAATCTACATGGAATTCATACTTATTTCCTCTCAATAAGTAAAGGTCTGGGTTATCGGTATTTTGCGTAAAACCAACACCTACCGGGTCTCCAGTTCCAGCTATAAATCTATAGGTATCACTATTAAATTCTTCTACTGTAAATTTAGTATATAATTCTGCACTATTTGCAAGTAATGTATTGGTTACTGCGACATTTGTAAAGCCAACAGTTCCACCAGCAGAAATTTGACCTGCCAAAGATGTTGCTTTAATATTACCAGTAACTGTCAGGTCACCATAAACATACTCTGCAGTCTGACCAATCGAAACTGGTCCGATAACATCCAGAGTATATGCAGGAATTGAAGAGTTAATACCAATTTTTTTGGTAAAAGTAGAACTAGTAAATGCAGTTCCACCAACACCTACTTCAAGACCTATATTGGAAGTAGATACACCCGTAGTTACAAGTCTCTGTGCAGTAATGGTGGTACCAACGGCTAGTCGTTTACTAACTTCACTATCACCAATAATTACAAGTTTCTTATCAGGTGTTGTAGTTCCAATACCAATTTTATCACTATCAGCGTCAGCATAGATTAAATTTTCATTGACTTGAATGCCATTTCTTACGACAAAATCCTTATCTACTGCCATTTATCTTGCTAATCAGGAATTATTATTTTTATTTATCAACTAATAACTCCGAAGGTTCTCCACTGATTGTTTGTTGTATAGACCCAACCAACTGTTCCACTATTCGTAGGATTGGCATTGAATACAATATCACCAGGAGTACCAGCCTCTGTCGGGATAGCTATACCAACAGTCAACTTTCTTGAAACTTGAGCATTACCTTGAATAAAGACACTATTAGTTTCAAAACCTTCATCTGATGTACTGATAACCTTTTTAGTAAATTCTACAGGTCCATTGAACTGAGAAAGGACATTACCTTTATCACCACCATCAACCAGTAGATTTCTTTCAATTTTAACGATAGAAGCCTCAATATAATTGAAGTCAGATACATCATCAGAAATACCACTTGAATAGGGGTCTTCACCAGTATAAGTTTGAACCGGAGTATCAAATACTTGTTCTCTACCAGTGTTAGAAGCAATTCTCTTGTTACCAATGAAGAAGTCACCTCTATCATTCATACCAGTGTAGTTGACAACACCACCGGTAATTGTTTGTGATTGTGCATTAATCTGTTGAGATAATGTAAGTCTCTTTGTCTGTTTATCGGGGAATGCAGTCGAGTAGTTACCAGGACCGTAACCAATATATTCGAAGGTATGTCCAGATGCCCTGATGATTGAGTTTCTTCTAAATTCAACCGGGAAGAACTTAACCCGAGTAATAACTGAACCTACCACATGAGTATTTGCAATAGAACCATATACACCTCTAAACACCTTAAGTTGTGTAGTTCCACCTACTCTACTCACAGTAGTTTTAATTCTCATCAACTCATCATTAACTCTAACAAAATCACCAATTCTGAAGTTATAATCAGTCATGTTATTGACATTGATGGTGTCAGTTGTTTTACTAGTAATTGCAGAATTAAGTGTGGTCGAGATACCTGCATAGATTTGACTTTCTCTACCAGACAGTCTTCCGTTTCTTGCAATTAAGTCACCAAAGTTTCCAGAAGAACCAGATGGGAATAGTTGAATATTACCATTAATTGCTGGAGTAACTGTATTGATACCTACATCGAGAACTACCGTAGTCAGTCCAATTTTATCGATACAAACAAACGAACCATTGTAGAATGTTTGACCTGCACCACTTACAATCACAGAATTATTAACTCTAAAGTTATTATTCAGTTTTGTCGTTATGGTTGCAATACCGACATCTTTGTTGTACTCAAAACTTTCACTATCGAACGACGGTCCAATAATAGAGAAACCACCACCTAATACTTTATCTGGACCAAGACCCAATGTTGTAATACCAGGAGAACCTAGGACTGGAGTTACTTCAATCTGATTAGTGTCTGAAATTGCAGAAATTCTATAGAATTGATTATAACTTCTACCATCATAATCATTAATACCTGTTAGTGTAAGAGTGTCTCCTCTATTATCATAAATTTTATTAACACTACCAGTGGCTGCACTGAATCCAGTTGTTGTTGCAATACCAACGACTCGGAAGTCATCACCAGCAGCAAATGCTGAACCACCATCCATAATCTGAACATCAATAATCTCACCAGCAGATGTGCCATCAATGGTGACTAATGCAGTACCAAAATCACCAATTGATCCACTTGCGATGTTTTGAAGTTTTGCGTTATAGTAATACTGAATTGCATTTGTACCATCACCATACCCTGCACCAGGATTGTTGATAGTCGGAACAGTAATTCTATTCAATCCATGGTCATATTGGGTAAAGATTGTATATGCAGTTCCCACATTATTTGAAATAATTCCAGTAATTGCAACACCAACTTGTTGGAACATTTCTTCCAATGTTTCCCCAGTGATACTATTCTTGGGGTCATTAATTACAACTTCACCGATATTATTAGAAAGTGCATAACATGCAGCTGATGGTGCCTTAGTTACAGGGTTATCTCTATCTAACTGTGGATAATAATTAGTGACTGGTTGTGAGAAAGCATAACCATCATTGTTGAATGGGAAAACCTTTGGTTCATTTGCAGAATTAATTATTGACAGGTGATAAACACCATCCTGTTCTCCATTGATATACTCATTAATAGTTTGTACATCGTAAACATAGAAATCTTTTTCGAAGTTTCTTCTAGAGAAAGTTGGAAGAGCAGTAGTTCTCTGTGAGGTATCATTAATAAATGTACCGGCAGAAAGAGGAATAGAACTTACAGTGAAGGTTTTTGCACTTGTAATTCCTGTAACTTCATATGTACCATTGTAACCAGAGTTACCTGCTCCAACTGTTGGGAACAAAGTACTTCTTACATTATTAATAACAACAGTAGAACCAATAGAAAGTCTATGTGGTTGTTCTGTCGAATAGTATGTAATTCCTGCTCTATAATCAACACCCGAGATGAAACTAAAGTTTCTAATCTGGGAGTCATTACTCATTGTCACAGAACCTGGATTAAACTCCAATGCAACTTCTGCATTAGTTGCTCCAGTAACATCACTCGATTCTTGAAGGATAAACCCGTCCAGTGGTTGTCTTGCAGAAGATATTCCAGTGTTTGCAGGAATAACAAATCTCAATTGATGAATTCTATCATCAGATTGTCTAGAATCTTTCTTTCTAATGATATATGTTCTAGAAGTAATATTTCCAAGTCCACCACCATTTAGTTTAGAGAACAAATTGTTCTCTGTTGATGCGGATGATACATTCACATACCATTGTGATTCATCAACATCATATTGAACAGGATGTCCTACATCACCAGGATCTTTATCACTAACTCTACTCTCTACAATAATCGTATCACCAAGATTGTTAATACCAACCTTATTGCCAGTCAAAGAATCATTGAATGATTGTGCCAATTGTATTTGATTTGAGGGTAAACCATCAACAACAGCAAAATAAACTCTATTACTCTCAAGACCATCAGGAAGTCTTCCATCATTTGAAATGGTTCTTACAGTCTCACCCTGTTTAAACTGATGGTCTTCAGTGAACATTAAAGTAGAGTTTGTAATACTATTGCCAGTAGAAACATTTCTACCAACTCTTGCAAGTTTTCTTCCAGTTATTTTCTTTGTTGCATATGCAGTGTCGTCCATGACGACCTTTGCCCCAAAGACTTCAGTCTGTCCTCCTACTGGAATAACAACATTCAATGTCTCATTATTGTTTGCACCAAATCTATAACCGTTAACTACACTTGGAGGTTGTACATCTTGATTGGTATAGTTATAGAGATACATTCTACTTGTATCTGCTACACCTACAGTTTTTGTAATATCAATTGAGGGATATTCAATTGTAGTAAATTCAGGTTTGAGTGATTGTGGTGGAATAATTTGTGTGATATATCCAACATCATCTTGAGCAAATGCCTTATCTCTATAACCTCTAGAAATAAGTGCGGTTTGTCCAAAGTTTGAATTGGAGTTAGTAACCGAGAAGTCACCACCAGATTCAGTTAAGAATTGTTCTGCATAACCAATAGCAAAGATAGAAACCAACTGAATCAAAGAATTGTTTGATGCCTTGATGTGATAATTTGCATATTGTGGTTTATATACAGCATTAATATCTGTATGTAAATTAGCAACTACATTGGAGTCATCAAATGAACCACTTGTAGTATTATACCTTACAAAAGCTCTATCATCAACTTGAAGACCAATTCCAGTGAATTGTGCAACAACCATGGACTTAAATCCATCTGCCTTACTGCCGTCGGCATGCATGCCACACATACCATAAACAGATCTCTGTGAGATGTTGAAGATGTATGGTGATGCACTGGTTACGGTATCAGAAGAAAGTTCTACAGAAGAACCTAGAGGATTTGGTAGTGCATTAGCAGGAGGTACTGGAAGTTCATATGTAAACTCTGTAACACCGTCAGCATTAGTATCTAACACTTGGTTTACAAGATACGTACCATTATATCTTTTATCACTTACATTGTTGATGATAACATTGGTATCAACGTTTAGACCAAAAATACCAGCAGAAAGTTTTACGTTGACTTGAGTAGAAGGAGTAATACCATCACCAGCCTTGATACTACTGATACCGACTGAACCAGATACTGGCCCAACAATACGATATTCATCAATCTTGGGTTGGATATCAACGTTTGCATTTGGATAATCAGGTTCAATCTCTCTTCCACTTGCAGAACCATATGCAATACCAACCTTTTCATAATACATTTCTAGATCAGTACGATCTGTAGTATAGTTAATGAAATCATCATTGATATTTGCATTGTTCTTACCATCTGCATACTCGAAAGATGTAAGTCTATGGTGAGAGAATGTTGGTGTGAATGTAGAAGGACTGTAATCTTTATATGCGGGTTTCTGGGTATCAGCATCCTTCAAGGTAAACTGGAACATGTAACATCCACCAGTCAATCTAAAGATTGCGGATCTTTCGATTAAATTATTTTCTGGATTAGGAACATAGATTGGTCTGATAACAGTCTTTCTTAAATCCTGACCAATAATGGACACACCTCTGGGGATAATGACTCCACCATGAATACTATTCAGTTTATAAAGAATGTTATTACCATCGGTAATATCAAAGTTAGATGTATTACTGAATGACTGAAAATCATTCGAGTTAACACCACTTCTCAACAAGAAAGTATTAGACCCTGTTGGAATCCAACCCGGTCTGTTATCAATATAATGTGTACCAGGGAACAGATAGATTGAAGTTTTCTCAAATCTATCGTTATCAAGACCTCTCTGATAAGAGAATCTAGATGCCTCAATCAATGCTCTTTGTAGAGTTCTAAATGGTCGAGCAAAAGAGTTCCCTTGGTTCTCAATACCATCTGTTGCGTCTAGATTACTAGGGTCAACATATAAAATATTTCCTTTTACGTTCTTTAGAAAGTTATCTAATCGAGATAGAGGCATCTTACCGGCACGTTAGTCATTATGAGTTATTTATTCCATCTCCTATATAACCTACCAAGAATATACCCTTCACCAGGACACTCTACAGACATCATTGTGTCTATTCCATTGTTCCACCATCTTCTTCCATAGTTATAATTTTTCTCACCACTTTGATCTCTGGGTTTCAGTCCTTCAACAATTCTTTGTCTATGGTAATCACTAATAGGTTTTCCCCTTCTGGAATTTGAATAGTTTTTCTGATGTTCTGGTGTTCTCTTATATCCTCTTATACCATCACTTATCTTCTTCCTTGTCTCCTCACTGAAAATTCTTCCAGTAACGCCTTCTCCACCATCAGTCAAATTTCTCAATATTCCTGTTCCAATATCCTTTCTTCCTAATACACTTATCATATAGATTTCGTGTTTTGCTGCCACCTCAGCAGTCAAATTCTTCTTCAAATAAATTCTTCTGTCTCTCGGAGGAAGATTTACCGTATGTAATTTACTATGTATTCTATTTGATTTTCCTTTACCAATATAATAAGGTGTCCCATCTTCACGAAGATATGTGTAAGTATAATAAATCATAATAATACTAAAGAGACATTAGATATTTATTACATAAAAAAACCACCCAGAATACTGGATGGTTGATTACCACAGAGTGGCACTAATTCGCACGGAAGGAACTTATATTATATCATGGATTCATATCTGTGTCAAGTAAATATTCTACAGTATTTACAATATCATTCATTGCATCTCGTAAGTCTTCCTGTCCACCAGAATGTTGATCATTTGAATCTATATCAGATACAAGAGACCATCTCCATTCTCTCATAGGTTCAGAGTACCAAAGTTGTATATTCATTCGACCCCTTTATTTTATATAGTAATCTTTATAATGTGCGTTCTAATCTGTTTATTGCTTGGTCAGGAAAGTCTCTAGGACGACTATCACCAGCATTATCAGTTCTAGCAGAACCTTCGTTTGCTTTCATAGTATGCTGAAAGTTTGATCTCTTATATCTTAAACCCAATGGGTCAGGCATCCAGTATGTCACCTGCCATTCTTGGTCAGGACATAACTCAAGATGTTTCTCTACTGTATGATTAAAGATACCCAATTGAACGTGTCCATCGTGAGTAACACATCTATCCTCACCAATGTCAACCAAAAATAATTGACTCATTCTCCCTTCCAAGTTGGTGGATGAAAAACACAATACTCATTGAAGGTAATTTTCATCTCCTTTTGAGTTAAGTTACAATTCTTTGCTGCCTTGGGAAGATTCCATTTGGCAGAGAACAACATTTCCATAGACTGACGGGTTTCTGGTCTCATATTCGTAACAGTTTAGAATTTCTTCGTAAAGGTCTGGACAGTTCATTCTGCAGAAGTAACCAAAGATTCTGCATAAACAATCTCGTCTTCCTTGATCAATGCACGTACCAACTCAAGAACATTCATAAACTGTTCTACAGTCTCGCATTCAACATCTCTACTGTTACCTTCACTTGAGTAAAGATAAAACTTACGAAGACTTGTGTCAACCACAACACGGGTCAGAAAGTCTTGGTATTCTTCTTGTGGTTTGTAGGTCATTGAACTCCTGTCTACTCTAGTAGTATAACGGTTTTAAGTACCCAAGTCAAGGGAGTGTGTGCTACTTCTTCTTATGGCCCCTGACATCATAGTCATATCCAGAGATAGAGAACTGATCAGAACTTCCTGGATACTTAGCAGGTGTCTCTCCCTCATACTCAACAATCAATGGTTCTCCATCAATTCTTTGTGCAGTAATCGTATAGAAACACTCAATAGGACCACCTAGATTGTTTCTAATCTGTATTCTCTTACCCCATTCAATTGACTCAATAAAAAGTTCTTGATAAGAACCAATTGGAGTGAGATTGACACTGATTGACTCAGGATCAACTAATCCTTGCCAATATGTAGGACATGTAATCGTAGTGCCTGTACACTTTCCTCTAATATAAACACCAGCCTCTGGACCCTCCATACAGATGTGTCTCAGTCGATGACCCTCTTTATTAGGATGTTTAATGTCAAACCCTTTCCAAGATTGAACATTAATGTTCCCCGAAAATGTAGGAGCAGTAACTGTACCAGAGAAAGTTGCAGTAGCACCAGTCAGAGTACCATTAACTCGAAGTTGATCAATCTGTGCAGTGGAATGGTAGTAGGGTGGACACTGAGGTTTTGAATATGGGTTTGGAGTGGGAGTCTCGGCATAATTATTAAATGCCTTTTGAATATACGAAAAATTACTTGATGGTAACCCTGTGGCTTGACCATCTGAACAATCTTGTTTTCCGGGTGAACCTGGTTTAAATGGGCCAAATAATGAGTCTGTCATGATTTAATATCGTAATGGTATCCTACAATTGAGTATTGATCGTTATTTCCTGGGTAATCTGCGGGTGTCTCACCTGGATACTCAGGAATTAAACTTTCACCATCCTTTCTTTCTGCATAAGCATGATAGAAACAGTGAATTGGAGTTTCTGATTTTGAGTGAAGGTAGATTTTATTATCATCAATTTTCTTCACAATGATGTCTTGATGAGTTCCTATTGGTGTCAAACTGACCGTGATAGATTCTCTATGAACAAAATCCTTCCAGTAT